CTATTTTTCTTGTTGGATATGATTTTCGTATTTGTTTTACACATGCGACCCATATTTTATTCGCATCTTCCGTATTTACATGACGTGTAATGATAAATCCGGTAGATTCATTTTCAAACGATTCGTTGCTAAAATAATTAGATAGAAATAGAAGAATAAAAAAAGAACAAATTATAATTAAAACAATTTTATTTGATTTCATATAATTATTTATATAAAATATAATTACATATGAAATAATATAGTAAAATTTTATAATACTTTATATGACTGAACAAACATACGAAATCTATGTTGTGAATTTCCACGACGACGAGCGCAAAAATCGCATGATTTCCCGGTTTGCTTCATGCGATTTGTCGGTAAATTTCGTTGATCCCGTCTATCAATCGGACCCTCGTATCGCCTCCTACGACATCAGCGATTTCGAGCGCCGGAGTTGGACGATTTTTTTCCAACACCAGGATTCTGTCCGGCATTTCTACGAGAAAACGGACGCAGATTACGGCATTGTATGCGAAGACGACGTTTACATTTCGCGCACATTGAAAACCGATCTCGAATCGGCCATGCGCGGATTCCGAGAACATGGGTTCGATATTCTCTTGCTCGGCTACTTGTGGCCGTTTTCTTTGCAAAACGATGACAACCCGTATTTCCCACGCATTAATGATTCTTCCGATTCTCCAACAGTTGATTCATCAACAATCCCTGTTGGAGAAGAAAAAAAAATTTTTTACAGGAAATATCCGGACGATTTATGGGGCGCGCACATGTATATGTTTTCTCGAGAACATGCTCGAAAAATGTTGGAGAGATATACGCCGGAATATGCATTTTCGTGTGTTGGAACGCAGCATCCATTTTGCACGGACTGGCAGTTCACGAAATGGGGGAATCGTGCGTTGATCGTGCCGATGTTGGGCATAGAAGAGGGCGATGTGAAAACGGATGATGTTGGCCAAATGAATTTCCATCGATGGTGTTGCGATGCGAATTTTTCGACTGAAAAATATATATGATGATCATGATGATATTATTTGATTATTTGTCCAACAGGGCCAAACTTTATGAAATATTCTTTTCATAAAGTTTCATAATTCATTCTGGATCTGGAATTTATCCACGTCTATAAATATAATTTTCCTTACAGCACAATTCGCCATTTGTTTTAAACACCGGAGTCGACGTATCTCTGTATCCGATCACCTGTTTCTGTGTAAATGCCTGTTCGCTCACGCCATACGCCATTGCATTTCCAACTGCACTCCCATACGCAGATTTCGTCAAGTATCCATTTTTCGTGACTGCATTCAGTTTCTCTCGTTGTGTATAGGTACTGCCGTCCACCGAACCCTGTTGGCCAAATGTCTGATTATTCGGTTTATAATGCAGAGTGACATAGTTTGGCGATATTTGCGGTTGAGAGAGCGATGTTAGACTTCCCTGAATAGATACTCCAAAAGGAAATCCAATTAATGTAGCAAATCCGAGATTATCTAGTGTGATTCGCGTAAGATGTTGACCATTCGACAACCCGGAATACCATGTAGTTCCAACAGGTGTACCATACAGTGTGGGAGAAAAAGTAGATGTTGTTCCAACACTATCTTTGATGACGGGATTCGCTTCAATAATCACCGTTTTATCATAGGTGTTGTATGAAAAACTCATTACAAATATTTTCGCTCGTGTGGACAATTGAATAAAATAATGACCATTGTTAATCATAATTTGATTAAACATATTGCGAAGACTGTCTATATCATATACGCCATCCGGAATGGTTACATTATGGGTGGTCCCATCCAGCCATAAATAGGTAAACGTATTGTTGCCATTCGCAGCTGTAATTGCAGGTTGATTGCAATGACTGAGTCCTTGCGGCGAATATAAATTGGATTTTGAATTACCTGTATTGGGTTGCATTCCTGAAGTGCCGTTGCGTAAATAGACGTATCCATTCTGTTGAATGGTCCGGTTCCTGGCAACTAGATACTGATTCGTACTTGTGTAATATTGATCATTGTTTTTATTCAAATTGAATTTTTTCGGAATCATGCCTGCACTGCGTACTCTCCTGCGCGCATTTGCTTCCGGCGAAAATATCGGCAGGTCATTGTTACACGTGGATGCACACTGTCCAGGATGTTCCGATTGAATCGTTGTCAGTGTTATATCCAGCGTGTTTGAAACGCCTTGAAAGGTCGTCGATTTGGACGAGGACACAATGGTTTGCCCGGGTTGTTCGAAATTCGCAATTTTAACGGAAGCGCGCGAACAATTGCCACTCAGTCCTGATCCTGCAACTGCGATTTCTTTGCGATACTGTTTCATAGGCATTGGTCGTAAGAGTTCTCCGACAGATAGATTTGGAGAATTGTTTTTATTCTTTCGCAACACGGAGGTAATTTGTTGAAACGTCTTGTCTTTCCAAGAAAAATAGGGGATTTGATTCATGTTTAATCTTGCGATAGATGCCATATTATATAATATAAATAAAATAGAATTTAAGTAAGTAAATATAAATAAGATAATGAACCTCGTATTACAACCTTCTAAATATTCACAACGTAACGTGCATTTTTTGGATACAAAAACAAACATGATTATGGACGGCAATTTCACAAAAACCATGTATACGACGGAAAACATGACAATGAATGGAATTTATATTGAATTTCCGATCCAGCCGGAGTCAGTTCAATCCTTTTCGCCTAGTTCTCCCCTTCAAAAATACAACAGCGAAACAAAATACATTATGAAATTCAATATAGAAGAAAACCGATCCCTGTTGGAGACCATGTTTAAAATCGAAGATTCGATATTAAAGTATTACATGGAATATTTTAACATAACTAAAAAACTACTACATTCTTTATCAAATCAACTCCAACACGGTGTTGTCAAATACTCTTCTTCGCATTTAACCTTACAGAAAAATCCTCTCAAAAATTATTTCATAAAAATATCAGGAATTTGGGAGAACAATTACGAAATTGGAATTACCTACAAAATTTTTGAAAAGGTTGTGTGAACCGTTCTTGAAACCAAATAAAAAAGAAAAAGGAAAAGAAAAAAAAATGAAAATGATTCCAAAAATAATTCATCAAATTTGGATAGGTTCTCTTCCTCCTCCTACAGAATGCATGAATTCATGGTCCAATAAACATATTGCAACGGGGTTCCAGTACCGTTTATGGACAGAATCCGATTTCGCTGCAGACATCGAGACCAAATGTTCGGCACAGATCGCATTATGCCGCGAACTTTGCGGTGTCGCCGATATTATGCGACTCGAAATACTGTATAAATACGGCGGAATATTCGTTGATGCCGATTCGGTATGCATCGAACCCATCGATGACACCCTGTTGGAAAATAACACCGCATTCGCTGCATTTGAGAACGAATCGATGCGACCCGGACTCATTGCAAACGGGACGATCGGATTTGTCGCCGGACACCCTTTATTGCGCGACATGATTGCCGAAATTGCATCCGGCGTACTTGACCTCGCCATTCCCGTCATGCGTGCTTGGCAAGTTCTCGGACCATCTCTTCTCACCCGGTTTGTTGAATCGGGGCTCTATCCCGACATGACGGTATATCCCAGCCATTTATTCATGCCCGCACATTTCGAACCCGCATCGAAAAAATACACGGGACATCGCAAAGTCTATGCTTACCAATATTGGTGCACATCGAACCAAAGTTATGCGAATATAACCGACCAAGAACAATTGGCAAAAACAAAAGACCCGCATTATTTCGAGACGCCACCGCAGAATCAGTGGGTTTCGGTTCTCGTATCCAGCTACAACACGCCGCGCAATTTCCTACAGGAATGCTTCGCGTCGCTAAAAGCCCAGTGCGGATATTTCGGCATCGAACTTGTCTGGATCAACGACGGATCCACTGCGGAATCGAGCCGCGTATTAGAAGATGAAATCGCCCTGTTGGAAAAAACGGCGCGATTCTGTAAAATAGTGTATGTACGCACATTTGATAATCGAGGAGTTGCAAGAGCGATGAACATGGGAATACCGTTATGTTCTCACGAGATCATTTTCAAAATGGACGCAGATGACATTATGCTTCCGGATCGCATTGAGAAGCAGCTCACCTATATGCACGAACATCCGGAATGTAAGATGTGTGGCGCGCAAATACGCATGTTTGTCCAACAGGGAAATGATGGTAAAAAACGATCGGCAGGTACAACCCAACATCCTGTGCGTATTAGTGCATCACGCAACGACGATCGCGAATTGTTGAAACAGTGGTTTATGAATCATCCGACCATTTGTTTCCGCAAACATGCCATGTTGGAATTAGCCGCAGAATATGGACATATTTATGATCCGGATCCTGCACTGAGAGTCGTGCATGATTACGACATGTTGATCCGGTTTGTATTGAAACACGGGGATATATATAATTTGCCGGATATTTTGCTGTTGTATCGGTTGCATGGTGACCAATTGACGCATGGTCATGATCCGAATTCGGAAGTTATGAAAAAAATACGCCGGAAATATTTTGGTTAATTTATTTTTCCTATTTTTTTCTATTTTTTCTATTTTTTGTTCTTGGATGTTTTTCTGTTTTTTATTTTTCTGTTTTTTGATGTTTTGCCGCCAATATATGAAAGTATTTTGTTTTTTACTGGATGTACAGGTGTTCTATTCAATGTAAGTGATATGCTGTCTAAATAGGATTTCACTTCATCTGGTGATCGTGTTGAAGTAATTAAATGCGATTTACGTCCCAAATCAAAAAATCGGACTTCTCTGTTATGAATAAGTGGGAAAATACTATCTCTTGGATGTACTCTTGTCCATGGATTATAAGAGTCATTATCGTCACGTCTAGCATTTCTCGTATACAAGATTCTAAAATGTAGTGTAGATACTGCACCTATACCGGTAAACGTACCTATAAAATCTTCTCGTGATTTACCTGGTATTCTAACGCGAATTAAATAATTACGATTTATACGAAAATTATTCACACCCGTCGATTTCAGTAAAACTAGAAGACCCCCTATTGAAATTCATATTATATATTTTAATAAAATATAATATAAATTATTCTCTTTTACACCCGTCGATTTATACACACGTCGATTTATACACCCGTCTATTTATACACACGTCGATTTATACACACGTCGATTTATACACACGTCGATTTATACACACGTCGATTTATACACCCGTCGATCCAAATCCCCCTGCCCCTCGCTCTGTACTCGACAATTCACTCACAATCTCCACTAAAAATGGCTGTAAATTGGGCGCACATATTTGCAATAACCGCGTATTTGCCTCCACCGTATAACTCGCATCAAATGTATTCAACCAGCGAAACGCACCGATGATCATACCTCTATACCCCGCGTCGATAATTCCTACATGGTTCGCCAGTATAAGCGGTGTCTTCGACATGCTCGACCGCGGGTACAGATAATACCCTGTTGGAGTTCCATCCGGAAAAACCATTTCGCATTGCACATCCATCGAAATCATGATGGATTGTATCGGAGTTCGAATGATGGTGTCCCTTGGTACGAAGAGATCGAACCCCGCATTTGGGTAAGGATTATTGAGTACTTCATTGTTGTGTTTCGTAACATGGTTCTTGTATATGTCCAACAGGGTATTGTTACTGGGATCGATGCGAATATACAGTGTAGGAAGTTGATTTGCGTTCTGAGTCGTTGTCACCATTTTTTGCGGTTATTGGGATGTTTGGTATGTGATAATTATCGCATGTTCTCTATGTTATTTTGTGTGGATTGACCAATCGACGGTCAATTTATAAAAAGTTTTCGTTTCCATTTCACTGGTTTGGTCGGTGTGTTCACGTATGGTGATGGTGGAATCGGGGAATATGTCCGTTAATGCTGTAGCAAGTGATTCCATGTAGGACAACTCGCAGCACCGGAAACATTCGAATTTTGTTTTTTTGTTGGTTTCGGTGTTCACTGATGATATATATTCCAACAGGATTGCTTGTTTGATCGCCTCAATATCGTGTTTCATGTAATATTCGTATCGCGTGGATGAGAACATTCTTTTGTTAGTTGGATGTTTTAGTTCATTCATTTTTATTTGTTTTTTGGTTGAGAACAGATAAAAAACGGAATAAGAGAAATCTATGGAAAATCTTTTTCCACATGTTTTTGGAGAACTTCCACATTTTGCAACATGATCATTAGATCATCTCTCTCGTCTTTGCAAACATGAAAATCCATTTTATGCTGAAGAGATTTGCATAAATGATCGAGTGAGTACTTGTACATCATACATTTTTCATTCATACCGCGTTCTTTTGCCAATACCATCCAGCCAAGTTTTTCGAATTCTGTGGTATACCATTTTTCTAAACCAGCACACGTGGAATCACAACAGAATCCTTTGCATAATCCAACACGTCTTGTTTTACGGGTTTTGTTCAGTTTCTTGCCACCTGCTTGACCCGAGGGTGGTTGTGGTCCTTGTTGTGCTTGTTGTGCTTGTTGTGCTTGTTGTGCTTGTGGTGCTGGTTGTGGTCCTTGTGCTAGTACGTATTTACCAATTTCTTTCCTTAACTCTTCTGGAAGGTCTTGAATACTTTGGTTCATATTTATATATATAATATAATATGTATTATACTCCAAACAATAATCTCGCGTAAGAATCAAACACGGACTGATCCATATGTTGCCCCGTTAATTCTAAATAGCATCTCAAACAGACCAACGTATCCATCAATGAATTGTGCAGATTCTTCGGTACATTCGCCGAGTTCTCGTGTTCGTCACTACCGCTGCAAAATAGCTGAAGATACAACTCTTCCAATTTCGGGAATTTCTTGTAGAGTCCGCGCGTGTTCTTTCGCTGTAGTCCGCACAAATCGATCGTATGCCTCATTGTGCACGTCATTCGCGGATTCAATTTGTTACTGAAATTGCGCATGCCCATGATAAATGGCGATCGCATGACCATATCTTTGTAATTGCGTTCCAATTCCACACGAATCATGGTCGAGTCGAATTCCATATTGTGCGCGACAATCTGGTCACAGCATACATACGTGTTGTAAAACGTGAGAAGGGCTTCGCTGATCGGTACACCGTTGTCACATATTTCTCGCGTCACTCCAGTGAGTTTTGTAATTATATCAGGAATTTCGATTTCTTGCGGCACTTTGATATATGCATTATACGCTGTTCGAATCACTTTTGCATCAGAATCATAGACGATGAAACTGAGCTGGGTAATGTACGGATAGTCATATAAATTCACGGACTGTAGTGGACGGATGGATTCGTTGTTTTTGGGCAAGAGACCTGTCGTTTCCACGTCGAAAATGATGACATTTCTTGCTTTCAACGATGGTAGACTGCGATCCATAGTGGCAATCAACGCAGGACTGACGGATCGTTGTCTTGTCGGTAGTAGAGTATTTGGTTGCATTTTTTCGATCGGTTCTCTTGTTGTATGTCTTTTTATGTTTTATGTTTTATGTTTTTTTCATCAATTTTTTATAGATATTATCATATATCATATCATAATATCTATGTTTGAATTTTTTGCAAAATGGACATCCTATGATTGGTTTTTTTATTTAGGCATCCTATTCTTTATAACACATTATTACGTAAATCAATCACATTATCTAATCGACATGTCATATTTCGGCCTTTTGCTCATTTTCATTGGGTGGAAAAAACCGGCATTGTATGGATGGGTCGTATGGGTTCTCTGGATATTTGTCATATTGAATATCCTCTCTGACATATTCATGCTGCAAACACGGGTCTACGCAGAAGAATTGAAGGAATCGGACGAATCAAAGAAAACATTCACAGAAGAAGACGCAAATAAATAAATGATGACAAAAATGATTTCTTCGATTATTTGGTCAAACAAGAAGATTTTTTCAATGAATATGATTTGACGATGGTTATTTCGTAAACCGATATTTTAATACTACTATTCAACCGAACGATGTAGTATTTTATAAAAATAAACGATTTCTTCAAGATCATCAAGAATAACTATTGGTTCTAATCAAAAATCGACTCCAAATTCGAATATATCGTCCAAATTTTTGTCCACCGTCTTATTCGCCAGTGCATATTCCGAGTTCGTTCTCTCAAAGAAATTCGTCTTGGACTCGATACTAATGAGCTCCATGAAATCGAATGGATTGCACGAATGATACACCTTGTCATATCCTAGCTGCAACAACATGCGATCTGCAACAAACTCGATATATTGTTTCATCAAATTCATATTCATTCCAATGAGACGACATGGAATGGCCTCGGTAATAAACTCCTTCTCGATCTCCACCGCCTCCTTGATAATTTCATACACACGCTTCTTGGTCAGTTTCTTTTGCAACTTGTGATACAAAAGAACCGCGAATTCACAATGCATGGCCTCATCCCTACTAATAAACTGATTGCTCAGTGTGAGCCCCGGCATCAACCCGCGTTTCTTGATCCAGTAAATGGCCGCAAATGACGAGCTGAAAAAGATGCCTTCTACAACAGCGAAAGCAACCAGACGCGCTGCAAATGAACTCCTGTTGTCCGTAATCCATTTCTTCGCCCAATTCGCCTTCTTGGCAATACAGGGGAAATTCTGGACCGATTCAAACATACGCATTTGCTGGTCTTTGTCCTTGATAAACGTGTCAATCATGATACTATACGTCTCTGAATGGATGTTCTCCATCGCAATCTGGAATCCATAGAATGCACGGGCTTCCGCCAATTGCACATCCGACATGAATCGTTGCGCCAGATTCTCCACAATGATCCCATCACTCGCTGCAAAAAACCCCAACACCATCGAAATGAAATATTTCTCGTCCTCTGTTAATTTGCCCCAATCCGTCAAATCTTTACTGAAATCGATTTCTTCCGCTCGCCAGAAGCAGTCGATTTGTTTTTTATACATGGCCCATATATCGCCATCTTTGATAGGGAACATCACATAGCGGTTTTCATTCGAGGCAAGCAGCAAATCCACTGCAGTTTCATTCACAATCGTGTGGGGGTCTTTTACGGCAGCCGTAATCATTCCTAAATAATATATACTCCATATTTTTATATGTTTTATATTTGGGTGAGTTTCCTACAGGGATTTATTGATCTATATTTTTTCATTGACAACCTATATATGGTGTAAATAAGTAAAAGTTGGTAATTTGAGTGTTAAAATACATCAATATATTTGATTGCATCAGTTATTTACACACTATGATGCTTTCGTTTTTCGACTTCTTGATTTATTTTTCTTGATTTTCATCTTTTTTGATTTTTTATTTCGCCGGTTTGTTTCTCCTCCAACAGAATATCTCGAAAATTCTAATAAACCATTACTAGATACTACAATATCCTCATTTATGACGCGATGTAATAACTGTCTGTTTTCTAAATAAGAATGACGAATACTAAATTCTGTATCTAATAATACTCCTACTATATATGGAGGAACTAAAAGCATTAAATATTTTAAAAACGTATTATCAGTTTTAAATGTTCTACTAAGAATACGTGAATGTAGTGAAATATCATCATCATACAAATACTGATACGTTATTCCATACGATTCTGTAATTTCTGAAAAATGTCTAATTTCACCGCGATTACGTATCATATCAAAATTACCATTTATATTTAGAACATTGTTGTTTATTAAATAAATCTCCATAAAACGAAATATTTTAATTAAACAAGTATCATCTCTAAGTAAATCTATAAATTTAAATTGTTTGGTAGGGTCAACAATTTTATATGCTTTTAGACTCATAGGTTCAACATAATACTGCACACCATTTTCGTCATATAACCATCCTATTCTTTCCGAATTCGATTGAGCCGTTTCACGATCAGAAAAAAATTCAGGTGTATTATCAATCATATACTCATACATACCAAAAAAATGGTGGATATAGTTTGATCTATAAAATGTTTTTCTTTTTAATTCATCGGCATCTACAAGTGAGTTTAGAATTACTTCACGAAATTCTCTTCGTATATCTTCCGGGTCTTTTCTACTTCGTTGCATACTAACATAAAAAGGCACCGTCCACTGATCAACAATACTATTAAGAAACGACATCTTATATATATTCTTATATATTATTATTAAATATTAAATAGTAATGCTAAATATGAATCAATGTCCGTATAAAAATCTGTTTGGAAAACCGGGGGAGGGCGTCCACCAATATCGCATATTCGATATGGGCCTGATTGATATTGCAGTCACGATCGCGGTTGGATGTATAATTGCGAATGCGACGGGCTGGCCAATCGGCTGGGTTTTAGGAGGTCTGTTTTTGCTAGGAATCGTAGTACATCGCGTTTTGTGTGTCAGAACACGAGTGGATCGGTGGCTTTTCCCGAATGCCCCCGGTTCATAATTTTATGGGTCCGTCTATTTATCCATGGATACTCTAGTAATCGATGGAAATACCGACAACAACGCCAACCCCAACAACACGCGAGAAAAAGAAAGCGTCGAGAGCAAACAAGAGACGTCTCCAACAGCAAATCCAGAACGATTATTTGAACATGTATTTCCGTGATACGGACGTGGATCTCGATCATCATATATGCAGTGAAAATCTGCGCAAAAAAAACAACAACGCAACAAACGCAGAATTCATACAACCGAAAAACGCGCATCAAACTGCCTATGTAGAACTCCTCGCGAACCCCGCAAAAAAAATAATCGTCGTATCTGGGCCAGCCGGTACTGGCAAAACGCTGTTTGCCACCGAATATGGGATCGCGCATTTACAATCTGGCGAATTCGATAAACTCATATTCACGCGTCCTTCGGTCAGTGTGGACGAGAACCTCGGATATTTACCGGGGTCCATGGAAGAAAAAATGGCGCCCTGGATCCGACCCATTTACGACATTTTATACCAACATTATTCTCCAACAGAGGTCGATGATATGCTCGCGCAAAAAACCATTGAAATCGCGCCACTCGGGTTCATGCGCGGGAGAACATTCAAGAATTCGTGGATAGTCGCAGACGAGATGCAGAATTCCACTGTAGGACAGATGAAAATGTTGTTGACGCGATTGGGCGAAAATAGCCGTTTAGTAGTGACGGGGGATTTAGAACAACATGATCGGCCGAATGAAATCAATGGCCTCGACGATTTCTTGTCGAAATTCCAAAAATCTGGAAAGAGATCATCTAGCATTTCTTCGATGGAGTTTCAAACAGAGGATGTTCAACGAGAACCTGTTGTAAAAGAGGTACTCGATTTATATTCCGCCTCTTATATTCCGACATATATCGAAGATACTACAACAACCACAACTATAACTAATACAACTCTCCAAGAGGGGAACCTATAAAATATTCGCAAAGGTGACGTAAAAACTTCTAATGCAAAATATATAAATGGCAAAAAATTTTTTGGGATTTTACAAAAATGTTCTCGATTCAAAATCCAAAAACAATATATTACACAATATCTATTTATTGTATATTGTTTTTGCAATTGCAGTTGTCGATCTTTTTTATTTGTTAATGGGTTCCAAGTGGATGGAAATCCTTGTATTTTTAGGGACAGGACTTTTGGTTTCCTTTTTTAGTAAAAATATGGTGGTCATATTGATATTATGCATGGTGGTTACGTTTTTATTCAGTAATGGAGCAAAATCATTAGAAGGGTTTGCCAATGATGAAGAGGAAGAAAACATGGTGGCCGATTCTGAAGCGATGGATGAATCTATGATGGATGCGGATGTCGATGAATCGATGGATGAAGCGATGGATGCCGATGTCGATGAATCGATGGATGAAGCGATGGATGCCGATGTCGATGAATCTATGATGGATGCCGATGTAATTAACGGCGTCGACGTATCTAAACTTTCTACATTGGATCAATATACACTTGCCGATTCTGCATACTCTTCATTGAAAAAACCGGAAATAAAGCCATTCGAAGTTGCCGACCAAGTCGACATACATAACAAAATCGACGAATTGATGAACAGACAAAAAGTACTCATTGAAAAAATGAATGAACACAAACCCGTGTTGGAATCGATCACCTCTCTTGGAAAGACTTTAGGTATGATAAAGTAAAATAATTTTATCTCGATATATTAGTAGAAGATGGAAGCAGTTATTATTGCACAAGTAGCCGCATTAGACATTAAAACCTCCATATTTCAACCCATATCATTAATTGGTCAAGTAATTGCACGTTTGGAACAAATGGTTACATACGTGACTGCGATTTTGACCAAACTCCAGACATTTTTGAATTTTTTACAGGCAGTAAAAACATTTACGTTTTTGATCATATTATTAACATGTTTTACAAATACTGTAAATTTTATAAAAGAACTATTTTCACATTTTACAAAATTCTGGATGTGGATTGGGAAAGACTTTTTGCCATGGTTTGGTAATTTCACTACATGTGGGATTGAAAAATTATTTGCACTTCCCAAATGTTTCCTATGGTATGGTCTCGACGTCGTATCGAGAGCATTGTATATGCCAGTACGGTTGCTATGGTATGTTCTCGATTTGATCATAAGTATTGTCATGCCGAATAATAAATTCTTTCAAAATATGGATCATAGTATATGGTGTATGTTAGACGATTTGGATCATTATATTCATGATAAAGATGGCCTCAATACGGGTGTGCACATCATTCATTTCCCGGATTCAGTGATGGCAAAATGTTACACATGTAAAATAAGTGGATTAAAGCCTCCTCCTAGTGGAGTAGCATTAATTTCCGCTTACTTGAAATTGATCCAATGCGCTGTCTCTCGAGTCATATAAATTCTTGAAACACTTATATAAAATTTATAGGATATATATATATACAAATGCAAATGCAAATGACTTTCAAACTTCTCCTTTCACTTTTATTTGCGTCTTCTCTTTCCGCAAAATTGTTCGACCGATTCGAGAACTGGGCCGAAAAATTCAATATTATATTCCATTCCGAATCACATCTGTATGAAGTTCTCGAAAAATGGATCACGAATGACCGATTCATTGATGTAATGAATGGGCGTAATCTTTCCTACACGCTTGCACATAACCAATTCTCTGGGATGAATGATCGCGATTTCCAACAGTATATTATGCAGAATGGCTTCCTGTTTAATCATGCACCATCGGAATCTCATAATTATGTGTCGGGTTCCCTTCGTTTAGGAAAATACACCCCCGATGAAGTGGATTGGGTGAAAAAAGGCGCCGTCACGCAGGTCAAAGACCAAGGACAATGCGGCAGCTGTTGGAGTTTTTCGGCGGCGGGGGCATTAGAAGGCGCTTATGCCATTCAAACCGGGCTGATATATGATGAAATCGTTTCGTTCTCGGAACAGCAACTTGTGGATTGCGACAATTTGAGGAATGGCGGCAGGGATCACGGATGTAATGGCGGGCTCATGGACAATGCATTCACATGGATCGGTAAAAACGGCGGGTTGTGCACGGAAGAAGATTATCCATATATTTCTGGAAATGGTCCAACAGGGGATGTCTGTAATAAGACTTGCAGGACGGTTTCTGGATCGGATGTCCAATCCTATGTCGATGTAATGCCGTCGAGTGACGATGCGATGATGCAGGCATTAGTGGGACAACCTGTTGCCGTCGCCATAGAAGCCGATCAGCGCGAATTCCAGTTGTATAAAAGCGGCGTATTCACCGGCACATGTGGGAAAAATCTCGATCACGGTGTCTTACTCGTGGGTTATGGAACTGATCACAACAGTGGATTGGATTATTACAAAGTGAAGAATTCATGGGGACAAACGTGGGGTGAAAATGGATACATTCTCTTGGGGCGAGGAAAGAAGTCGGATGGGTCGATGTACAACGATGGCGCGGGTCAATGCGGCGTGTTATTGGAAGGCAGTTTTCCTGTGTTGGGTTAGAATCCTGATCTCATGGAAATCAAATAACAGAATAAAAATGCAAATATATGTTTGAATTTTTATTTATAATGTGTAGTGTATTATATGTGGTAATGGTAATTGCAGTGATCGGTCGATTGTACGGTTAATAGTTAATAGATGAATCGATTGTACCATAAATTGGATAAATATGAACTTCCAATATCGCTATTTTTATTGGATGGCGCCACAGAAGCTGCAGTAGTATTCGGTCCTTTCAAGACAATATCATTGATTTCAATGACTGAAAGAGACTTGCTAAAATACTGTAGATTTGATAAATTTCCATTGAACCCGCCATTTTCTCCTACATGAACATCGTAAAAATTCTGTTTGGGAACATTGATTAGATCGATTCGATACACCACAGTACCATTGATGTATACGTCAATATATTTGTTCTGACACCGAATGGCTAAATGGAAATATTTATTGATGGGTATATTTGTAATTTCCATGTACTGAGTTCCAGATGATCCAGAAGATTCATCGCCGGCATTTAATGGAACCGTACTTTCAGATGGTATGGGAATCGTATCGATGAGAATCCACAACGAATTTGTTTGCGGTGCTCCGTCTTTATTAAAATCAGATGAATTACCGAAATAAACTCCAGGACAATTGTTCAATGAATAAAATTCATTAACAGCAGCGGTTCCCAAACTACAATCGCCTTTTACAAAGACGGGTTGATAATCTGCGATGGTCTCATTATCATTTACATTGTATTGGATCCAACATGACCACGTGAATTCAATCCCCGTTGTCTCATTATTCGATCGTTGAATTGGAATCGCTCCTGTTTTATTTGGATCTTGATAAATCACAACAGGGTGATCTCCAGGTGTTTGACCAGAGATGAGCATCGGGTTCTGTTTAACTGCTGTGAAATAGGTAATCATCCAAACTCCTAAATTAAACAATACGACGAATCCAACTACTACTAAAACTAAAAAGGAGAACTTCGCAATGATTGTATTCATTTCTAAGAAGGATGTACCTGCGGCAACCGTACTATTATTGGAGAAATCGCTTGCTATATTATTTATATTTTGTTTCACTCCATCTGCTGCATTATTTATAGCAGATCCTGCATTTTCATATGCATTTTCAAAATTGGTTTGTAATCCAGGTTTTCTATTTTCGTATCCTTCATTCATATTTAATATATATTCACTATATTATTTGAATATATTTTTACATAAATTTTATTGTTCAGGGAAAGGGTTAAAATATCCTCCATGTTTGATATGGATTCGAATCTTTCAATAATTCAATCTCCAAATGATATGTACTACTTACACCAGAACTGGTTGCATTCCCATTACCTTGATTATAATAATTCCATGCAGTTTGTGGATCCGTTGCATTGCTTATCCAAAACAATTTTGTTATATAAACATCAACATCTTTTCCACCATACATGGTTAATGTAAGTTTATTAGTGTCTTTCGTTGGAGCCGGATTAGTAACGCTTACACTATTTGAGTTTAATTGCGAAGACACAACCAATTTTCCATTTATGTAACAATCGGCATAATAGCTATTCACAGAAACGAGAACATACGTCCATTTTTGAATGGGGAAATTATCAGTAATTGTAATTGTTTGCACAACCGATGAATTAGAAGTTGTAGTATCATTAATCAATACATGTGCATACATAGTGGGTTTATTTGCGTCCATAGAAAATGCACACACGTTCTGTTTTTCTACAGAACCGGTTGTATCATTACCATAACTTAAAAAATAGCCATTAGATGAAGCGCCTGAAATTGCGCTACTAAATGTGTTTATAAATACCCAGAACCCCATGGTATAGATGGCATTACTTGGACTATTTATATTTGAAGGATTAATGGTTGGAATCTTGGATTGGTCTTGACCTAAATAGGTATTATTAATATAACTTGGCGGAGCAGTTACGAGTCTATAAATATAATAGGATAATAATACTACTAGAATTCCTAAAATAATAATGATAATATTCATTGTATTATAATTATTACTCATATTTTATTCTGTAGAATTTCATTTTGTCATTTCATTTATCCAACATGGCTCATTTCATTTATCCAACATGGCTCATTTCATTTATCCAACATGGCTCATTTCATTTATCCAACATGGCTCATTTCATTTATCCAACATGGCTCATTTCATTTATCCAACATGGCTCATTTCATTTATCCAAAATTGGCGGATTACGAACAGATAATACATTATAATTTCTTACAATCTCTTCACGCGTCAATGGTCGTACATAATAAGCAACACTGCAAACTGATCCATATAACGAATTTGTATTAAATACATCTTTATACAAAGACCCTACGTTTGCATCTCCTACAGAAAATGTGTCAGTTGCCGTATATTCTGGATAATCGTCACTAAACGTGTATACTACAGTCAGTTCGCCATTCACAAATACATCGACACCGTCGTCACGGTAGTTAAAGACCAAATTATTCCATTTCTGTCCAGGGAGTTCAATATCATGTTTCGAAGTATTTCCCGAATAATACAAATTATATTTACTCACGCCAGTTTCATTGCTATATGTTATTTTAGGGTGGAACGAACTCTGCTGTGTTGGTGTAATTTGCGATGTTGAACTGGTATGTGGACTGTACGATCCATAATAAAATACATCTGTTTCTTTGGCATATCCCAATTTTGTATTTGGCATCGTATTCATATATATCCAAAGCGACACGGCATAATTTCTCCGATATGTTTGCGGTCCCCGTAGATATTCATAATTGAAATTGTAATAAGGCACTGGCTGTTTTGTATAATTTCCAGCAATCAATTTACCGCCAATGTCTTGTTTTGTATTTAAAAATACAGGAAGATTTAATACTAAAATTCCATCTGTGTAAATACTATGATCAATTGCAGGCAAAGCGTATAAATACAATAATAAAATAACGATTTCAATACCAAACAGAATTGTGATTTGTGTCGAAGTATTGAAAACATCATTGGCCATGTATTGGATCGCATCCGTAATCATACATGGAATATAAAAAATCATATTCACAAAAAATCCTTCCCAAGTATCCCAGTTATTGAGCTTTTTTATAAAAATCCAATATATTAAAGCTAAACCCAACAGTACACCTAAAAAAATAAGTAAATACTGCATAAATACGGAATAATCAATCGATGGCATGTAAAAAATCAAAAAATAGAAAATGACGAAAAAAATGGCCAATATTCCGGCGAAATAGAAAAATTGTATTTCTGCATTTTGATCAAAGAGCAAATGTACAAAATAACAAACAACTATCAAAAAAGGAACGACAATTAGAAAAATATAACTCGTAATATTTGAGGATGGATCTGTATGTGCTAAATAGAGTTCATAACAGGTTAAATATACCAACCCGAGAATAATACAGAATCCTATCACATTGATAATATTTTGTTTTTGTTTTATAATTTCATCAGATATACTCATTATTATAAATATAACTACATTTGGTTTATGGAAATAAAATTATAATTATAAATTTTCAATGGTCGTTTTTTCCCCATGACATTCTCTACACAATGCAACTAAATTATCGACATGATTACTACCTCCGTGTTCCAGTCGTATTTTATGATCGACTTCAAACCATGCATTCAGTTGTTTCTTACACTCGCCGCATTTCCAATTCTGGCGCGAAGCTACGAATTTTTTTTTGGTTTCGCTCACGGATCGCTTGACACGTCCATTTTCATTTGTATTTCTTCCACTCTGCATCATGCGGTGATGTCTATTATTCATATAATTTCCCGATTCTTCTCCAACAGTGTCTCCTCCACCACCTCTAATCATTGAACCGCCACCACCTCCAATAATAGAACCACCACTTCCACCCATATGACCAAAGATGTTTTGTTTACTAGTGAAATCCAGAATTGGTGTTAGAAAACTCGATGTCTGATTGTCCACCGGTAAATATTTAATATAATCGTTCGTAGTAGAAATCATTTGTCCCCAATTTGCCGTCGGATTTTTTTTGAATAACCAGTAAATAAAAAAGGCGCCAACCACAACGGCTCCCATTTGATAATATTTTTTCCAAGATAATACAAGTTTTGTCCATTTGCCTTCCGTATAAATATTTCCTACAATGAATATTGTAATACCTATTAATATGATTTCTATTCGCATTTATTTATTAAATATTTATATTTTATTTTATTTCATCACGTGCCATATTTCAAAATCTATCTATCTGCATGTTCGTCCACTTCAATGTTCTCGTCATCCGTCGTAGGACAAACTGAAATCATAGCACAACAACAGTCGTCATATCCATCTACAGGGAATCGCGACTTTCTGAGAATACGCGTATCTGTCCCAGAATACACTGTCCATTCTTGTTTCCAGCGGCGTTCTGCTTCGTCTAACAATGCGGTAGTCGTACTTTGCATAAACGAAAACGTGCTTCCATTCGCCAACTCATTCACCGGCATAACATCAGTCACTCCATCGCTGCAAAGACACACTCGAATATTAGTGGATCGGCTACAGTAAAACGTCGTGATGCTGGGCTCTAATCCTGTGATCCCATTGTGACCCAAACTTTGCGTCATTGACATTTCATACCTCTTTCCATCCTGAGAGTGTATCCAGGTGTACCTTCCCTTAATTGACGTGATCATAGTAGGAGAAATTATTTCAAAATTGGACCCTTTCACCGAATACAGATCATTCAGATCTATGCGGTTTTCTTTGACGAGTCGAGCCAATTCGCCTCCATTTTCCAACGTATGCGGTTTCGTCACAAACACAGGTTCATGGTTCAGAAACAAAACTCCGGATGAATCGCCAATGTTGTAAATCGATACTTCAATATGCGACGGCAAAATTTTCACTTTTGTAAACACCATGGTAGATCCAGATTTTTGCTTGACGTGATGCATTGCGGAAGTATCCGAGTGGATCCGCGTCTCCAGATCTTTCCAAGGCGTCTCTCCTTGCATGATTTCGGATAAATTAGCTCTTCGGATTGTTTCGATGGCGTGATTATTGCCATGTCCGTCAAATGATGCCGCCCAATGGGTAATCACATTTCCTTCTTCATACGAACCGAATGCAGCATGATCCTGACCGGAACAAAGCTGGCGAGTTTCCAATTGACTTTCTATACGCAATCCCTGTTGGAAATTCAGAGAGGCGTTGAAAATGTTTTGCGTTTTCATGTTTTGAGAGTGGGGTGGGAGTTATACTTTATACCGTAGATGAAAAAAGAATTTCAATTTTATTTAGGTCTTATAGTTGATATAAATAATATACCACTCCAAGTAAAATGCACAATACAAATAAAAATACCGCGTATTTTCGCCACTCATTATTTTTCATTTTCAGTTTTATCTGACTTTCATCTACATATGCACGCATATACTGATCGATCGCCTCTTCCTCTGTAATTTCTCGTTTCCCTAATTTCACATTCATGCGATTATGAATGAATACCACCCATTTTATAAAAGATTCGCGATAATCTAAATAAGGGGTCACTGGGTATTTGTCCAACATGCGACTAAATTCGGTTCCCATTTCCGAATCTGGAATAAAAATCGGTAAATTTTGCAACAGGTCATAATATTTGCGTTTCATAACTGCATTTGCATGATCAGGATAATTCAATGCAATCGTCATTAGGAAAAACCAGTAGACGGGTCCCCATATGTCTTGTCGGAAAACAAATGGAGGTGATTCCAATTCCGTCATTATTCAAAGTATATAGAAATAAAAGATGAAATACATGGAATTATAACTCATGAATTCAACCATATCACATCACACTTCTAATAAATTCCAATTTAGAAATCCAAATAACAGAAAAGATTTCGCTTGTAATAATTGCGGAAAACTCGGCCATTTTTATCAACAATGTAAAATACCAATCATCAGTTTCGGAATCATTTCTTACAAGGTAGATCCGGAAGATGGTAAAATCAAATTTCTAATGATACGTCGCGCGCATACTTTAGGATTTGTGGATTTCATGCGTGGAAAATATTCGATTTACAACAGGGAATATTTATTGAATTTGTTTCAAGAAATGACTCTTCATGAAAAAGAGCTTCTGAATACTCATCGATTTTCAGATGTTTGGAATAAAATGTGGAACAAACCGAATATCAAATCGGATTGTGGCGAATATACTACATCGAATGAAAAATTCAATTTGTTGAAATCGGGCATTATCAATCAATCCGGCGAGCAATATTCGTTGGAGGATCTCATTCGAGACAGTAATGCGGTTGTGTATGACGAGCAAGAATGGGGGTTTCCAAAAGGCCGTCGTGAACAGAATGAGACGGACTATGATTGTGCTATTCGCGAGTTTACAGAGGAGACGGGGTATTCGTGTAGACAATTGACGCCGATTGAGAACATTGTTCCGTTTGAAGAAATTTTCATGGGATCCAATATGCGAAGTTATAAACATAAATACTATTTGATGAGACATACCCCTGTTGGAAAAAATGAATCGAACCCGGACCCATTTGAAGTAAGTAAAATGGAATGGAAAACATTTGAAGAATGTGTTGCGTGTATACGACCCTATAATTTAGAAAAAATTCGAATCATTGAAAATGTTTATAAAATATTGTCTGGAGATGAATATAAAATCATGTAAGGGAGGAATTTATGGGAGGAATTTATGGGAGGAATGCGAAAAATAGAAAATTATAAAATCCATACATATATCAGTTATTTATATGGATCAACCTAAAAAGAAAAGATGTCCCAATGGAGAAAGACGCGATCCTCGAACCGGGGAATGTGTAAAGATTTCGGAAAAAAAAAATTCAAAAAAAAAAGAAAAGGCAATTGTAGAAGAAGGAAAAAAGAGCAAATGTAAAAAAGGAACTCGCAGAAACAAAAAAACAGGTTTATGTGACCCAATCGTTAATGTTGTCCAACCTGCGCAAAAGGAAAATTCAGTTGTTTATTCTAATGAGAAAATTCCCAATGCACAAGTTGCTGAGAAATTGCCCGTTTCACTTTCACAAGAATCGCCTGTACAAGAATCGCCTGTACAAGAATCGCCTGTACAAGAATCGCCTGTACAAGAACCGCCTGTACAAGAATCGCCTGTACAAGAATCGCCTGTACAAGAATCGCCGGATGTAGAAGAAAATTCTCAATCAGCAGAAGATATTTTATATCCTACACTAGAAGATCCCGAATTTCAAACGAAAATCTCGCGCCACCAAGAATTCGCAGATTCAAAATACGAAGGCGCGGTCAAAGACATGGACATTCAAACACAGGCCGATCTCATGTGCACTGCAAAATACGAACTCATGCCCCATCAAACCTTCGTCAAAAACTTTCTATCCATCCAAACTCCTTACAACAGTCTCCTCCTGTTCCACATGTTGGGTACTGGCAAAACCTGCAGCGCAATCGGAATCGCAGAAGAAATGCGCAAATATCTCCAACAGGTGGGTTCCAATAAAAAAATCATTGTCATTGCATCGCCAAATGTCCAGAGCAATTTCCGCAAAGAACTGTTCGACGACCGCAAACTCATCGAAGTCAACGGCATCTGGACCATGGACCGCACATGTATCGGCAACTCCCTGTTGCGCGAAATCAATCCGACCAATATTAAAGGCCTCGAAAAACGCCATATTATTCAGCAAATCGACGCCATTATTCTGCAACATTACGATTTCATGGGCTACGGTACTTTTTTCAACAAAATGCGAAAACTCAAAATCGTGACTCCTGAAAACACGATCGATAAAACAAAAGTCCGCCGATTTTTCGACAAACAACTCGTAATCATTGACGAAGTTCACAATATTCGTGTGGACGATACGAATAACAAAGACAGTAAACGAGTGGGGGTTCTCCTACAGGAAATTGCGAAATATAGTGAGAACATGCGTCTTTTGCTCCTTTCCGCCACACCCATGTACAATTCTCCTACAGAGATTGTTTGGCTGACCAATCTGATGAACGCGGTCGATGGGCGGCCGCCGATTCGCGTGAAAGACGTATTCACTGCATCGGGCGAATTGCGCGATCGCGCCCTGCTCGTCCGCAAATTGACAGGCTACGTGTCCTTTGTTCGCGGCGAGAACCCTTACCTCTTCCCATTTCGCGTGTATCCGGACATATTCGACTCTGCGCGACTCATCGGTTCCGCAGATTTCCCGAAACCGACCATGCAAATGAATGAGAAAGAAATCGCGGATCCCATTCGGCAGGTCCCCGTTTATATGAACCCTGTTGGAGACTATCAAAAAAGGGGGTACGATTTTATCCTCGAGAACATTGTCCAGAAAATGTATGTCAGAGATAAAACTGGCAAAATCCGGGAGAAAAATGCGGGAATATTTGAAAACATGGAATCTTTTGGATATACCATGTTGAATAATCCTATCCAATCTCTCAACATGGTGTATCCTTCCGAACATTTGGATCAAGTTCTCCAACAGTTGGATTCAAATCCCGAGAACCCACAACAAATAAATGCAGAGGATTTAATTTCTTCGCTCATTGGAAAAGGCGGGTTGGATAGAACCATGAAATACCAAGTGGAGGAGACGCCTCCCAGAAAATTCAATTTTGAATATAAAGATGAAAAAACCCGGTTTTTTTCTCCAACAGAATTGCCTCGATATGGCGCCAAGATCGCCCGCATTTGCGAATGTATTCGCAATTCCACCGGCATTGTTCTCGTCTATTCGCAGTATATTGACGGCGGAATCGTGCCGATCGCCCTCGCACTAGAGGAAATGGGAATGACGCGATATGCTTCCGACGAAAGCCACCGAAATTTGAATTTGTTGAAAAAGACGAAAGGCAGTCAAAGACAAGAAATCGATGCCGTAACCATGCGGACTCGGCAAGAAATGGGTCAAAATGTAATGAATTTCAAACCGGCCAAATACGTCATGATCACCGGCGACAAGTATTATTCGGCAAATAAAACGGCCGACATTAAATATGTGACTCGCCCAGAGAATGCGACAGGCGAATTCGTCAAAGTCATCTTGATTTCGAAAGCGGTGTCGGAAGGCGTCGATTTCAAAAACATTCGCCAAATCCATATCTTGGAACCGTGGTATAATATGAACCGCATTGAACAGACCATTGGCCGCGCGGTACGAACCCGCAGTCATTGTGACCTCCCTTTTTCCAACAGGAATGTCGAGATCTATTTGCATGCGTCATCTTCCCATACGCAACCGGAGATGGAAGCCGCCGATCTCTATTTATACCGCGTGGCCGAAAAGAAGGCGGTTCAAATCGGCAAAGTGACGCGTCTCCTCAAACAGACCGCCGTCGACTGTGTTCTCAATATTGCTCAATCCAGTTTTACAGCAGAAGAGCTTATGAAAGTCGCCGCAAATGAACGCGTGGTCCAGCATTTGTCTTCGCGCGATTTGGCATCCGGTTCTCAAATAACCATCGAGAATTTCCCTGTTGGAGACCGGCCGTATACCGATATTTGCGATTACATGGAGACCTGCGAACTGAAATGCGAAGCGGCATTTGCATCCCCATCGGAACCAACCCTCATACAGGAAACATATTCGGAAGATTTCTTGAAAACCAATACTTTGGTCATTATGCAGAAAATACGCGATTTGTTCAAAGACCGGTTCGTGTTTACTCGCGACGAACTCGTGCGATCAATCAATCTCACCAAAAAATATCCGATTGAGCATATTTATTACGCACTTTCCAATTTAGTTGGCAGAAAAACGGAAGAACTAGTCGATGTATATGGTCGCATCGGGTATTTGGTGAATCGCGGAAATGTCTATGCATTCCAACCCATTGAAATATTCGACGAGAACGCGACCGTCTTTGAGCGAATGAATCCGGTAGATAAGAAATATCCCGCAATGCAATTCGAAGTGAGTACTACCATTCTGCCTACAGCCACAGAATCCTTGTCTGAAAATTCCAAAGATTCGGAATTGGAAAAGTCCGAAAGGTCCGAATCCTCTGAATCTGTTGCCGAGAACCCATCTCAAAATGCTCTACACCATCTCGTGCAATCGGTTGAATATGTCCTACAGGGAAATTTGAAGATTGCTCCTGGGGACAAGGATTGGTACAAACATTTGAACAAAGTCTCCAATGTTCTCGTGATGTCTCAAATATATTCGGTCCCACTAGACGCCATTTGCAAATACGCGGTCTTCCATTATTTGGATATGCTGAAAATTGCGGAAAAGGTCGCGATTCTTTTACAGATATTCCAAGAGTCAGGTATGTTCCCTTTTGGCAAACAAGTCTATGATGCCATTCGCGATTATTTCCAACAGAGGATGATGGTAGGTTCTGGATCTCAACAACGCTATGTAGTTCTCGCCGATGGATTGAAAAATGTGGTGTATAAAGACACCAAATTAAGCGAAACAACAACATCGACAATGATCCAATGGACCGAGGTGACCTCCTACAGTGAATTGACGAAATTGCAGCCAATCATCAAATCCATGTTGGAAATTCGCGAGGACATGGTCTATTCGAAAATCGGATTCATGTATCCATTCAAAGATCAGGGCGTACTTTTCAAAATCAAAGATCGCATGCAAAAAGACAAGAAAAATACGCAGGGTGCAGTGTGTGCATCTGCCAAGAAAGAATTGATCATACAGCGAATCAATGATGTGATGGGTCATGTTGTTTATCAGAATGATAAGAATTTTGACGTCACTGATTACTGCGTTATGTTAGAAGTGGTGTTGCGATCTAAAACGGAGGAATACGAAAAAGGGGGGCAACTCTATTTCTATTCTCCTGAAAAGGCGATTTTCAACAAAATTACGGAAAAATAATTCTGAAGAGGAATAAGACAAATTTATATAAGCGATTCATAGAGCCAAGGCATCGCAATACGCGCATTCATAGAAACTACAGTAAGTGCAGTGAGAATATGAAATGCACCAATACGTCGATCCTCTATTTCTTGACCACAAAAAATTATATTTTCAATCACTCGCACACATTTTTCTCTCATAATATTCACATCCAATGTGTTAATAAATCCTATAATGTTCTCAAATGGATCGCCAATTATACATATACGTCTTCTCATATCATTCGTCAATCCTGCATGGTAAAACCATATGTTATACAGAACCCGATAAAACCTTCGAAAATCGCGACCCAACTGTAGATTTTCAAACCATGAAAAATCCGTATAATTTCCAAGAGAATCCATTTCCATAAATACGCCTCGAATTCGTTGCACGATAGATCCAGTACGAATAAATTGCAAATTTCTCATACATGCGATTCTAAAAGAAGACATCGCAGAAGAAGAAGAATTCACTTTTGCTGAGGGGGACGTTTTCAACATAGGATTTACATGATTTGAAAAATATACACTCAATACATCGTATCTATAAAGAATTGAATCCAATTCCCTGTTGGAAAAACTATTGCGTGTATATGGATTCTTAACAGTTTGTTTATCTGGAGTTTTTCGAATTAATTGAATGAGCGATTCAATATTGAATCCATAATAGATTGTACTTATAGCAGTTTTTTGAGTAATTATATAAAATAACACGCGCGGTATTTCATGCAAATCATCCATTGTATAAAAATCGCATTCATTTACACACTGTATCATTTTTTTATTCATATTTGCAATATTTTTTGCATTGTAAATACTGCGAATAAATGAACCGCGAAATATTCTCTGAATCGTAATTGCAAAAAATGTTTTTTGTAATCTTTCGATAAGTTCTCGTTTTTTTCCCGAAATTTTGATTTTATATTTTTTAGCAATTTCTCGCAAATATTTTAAATTGTATTTTTCTAGCATCATTTTATGCATAATTAATTTAATTTATAATTAGATTATGTTTCTATCTGTTTACAATGAATTATTGTATTATTGGATAGTCAAAACGATAAAAAATTGATATATGTTTTTTATTTCACAATATATGACAAAGATACACCCATCTCGCAATAAAATGATCCAAAGTACAAAACCTCTAATTTATAGTGTTGAAGGTAATATTGGCGCAGGAAAAACCACATTTCTTCGCGCAATTGAACACACTCTTTGCAACCAGGGGCGTACAGATATTCGCGTGATATACGAGCCAGTGGATAATTGGACTAAAATCAAAGATGATGAAGGAAAAACGATCCTACGTAATTTCTATGAGAACCCTGCAAAATATGCATTTCCGTTTCAAATTATGGCATTTTCTTCGCGTCTAAATTTGCTCCGAGAAGAAATTAAAAAATACCCCGATTGCAAGATTTTCCTGTGTGAAAGATCTTTAGAAGCAGATTCACAAGTTTTTGCGAAAATGTTGTTCGAAGATGGTCTTATGGATACAATGTCGTATCAAATATATCGACAACTGTATGAAAACGGTATTGGAGAATACGCGGTTAGTAAAACCATTTATTTGCGCATGGAACCGGAAACATGTATGAACCGCGTTGGTGTTCGACAACGAGAAGGCGAAGATACTATCACACTGGATTATTTGAAAAAATGCCATGAGTATCACGAAACATGGTTAAATGCACATGATAAACCCAATACACTTTTGGAAACTGACTCTGACATTGAAACATTTATTTGTACAATTTGATCATCATTATCAATCATCGTACATAAATAGTGTATTTTCCAAGAGGATTTTGCATTTTTTATTTGTGGAAATATGGCTGATTTCGGCCATATTTCAAAACCCAAACATTATTTTTTTCGGCGGCTAATAATTAACGAGCTCCCGGAACTTTATAATAAGAAATGTTCGCAGTGACAGAAGATCCGATATTACGTGTCTGGCTCACTGGGTAAGTAAAGCAGAGTGTTTGTAGCTGTGTAAGGCGTGTGCAACTGCCGACCGCTTGGTCTTGGAAAGCAATATTGGTTCTCCATCCGCGGCCAACTTGGTAGGGGAATCCGGCCTTCTTGCTTCCTCCGCCTTGATTCTGATTTACGGTTTGACCATAGTTACTAGAACGCTTCGCTGAATTTGAAAGCCCAATTGTCATTTATATAATGGCTAAAGAAAAAAACAGACAATATGCAAAATCAAATAAAAAATATAAATGATAAATTGTGTATAAATTGTAAAAAAGGTTTAGAAACAACCGGTGTAATAAAATAAAGTCAAACAGCAGATCATTTTATTTATATACAAATAAAATGAACAGCACACCAAATGATCCACAACTCCTACAGGTGCATAATGAAGATGATCTCTTCGTGAAAAAGAATTCAGATGGAACGGAAACGTTTGTATTTGATCCTTACAACCCCCTAAATAAAGAAATCACGCAAAAGGATGTGGAGGAAATTCTGGGTAATTATGGAATTTCACTTCCTGTTCAAAATTTTCATCTTTATCGACGTGCATTTGTTCATCAATCCTATACGCGAAAACCGGATTCGGAAAACAAGCGGAACAATATTGTAATGTTAGAATGTCCTGACCGATGTCTACCTCTATACACGAAATCGAATGAACGCCTGGAATTTGTAGGGGACGGAATTCTCGAATGTATTACTAAATATTATCTGTATCGACGATTTCCCAAGGAAAATGAAGGGTTCATGACTGAAAAAAAGATTGCACTCGTGAAAAATGAGGCAATCGGAAAATTGGCACTCGAAATTGGTCTGCATAAATGGTTCATCATGTCGAAAAATGTGGAAGCCAAGCAGACGCGGACGAATCTGAAAAAACTCGGCTGTTTGTTCGAGTCTTTTATTGGCGCCATGTTTCTAGATTTCAACAAATTGCAGGTGAAAGATGAAGATGACTGGTTCAAGACTACTTTTTTGACGGGGCCTGGATTCCAGATGGTCCAAATCTTCATAGAGAATGTGTTTGAGAAACACGTAGATTGGATGAATTTGATCCAAAATGACGACAACTACAAGAATATCCTACAGGTGAAAATTCAGAAAGAGTTCAAGGTGACGCCGCATTATATGGATGTGCAGGCACATAATGTGGACACGGGCTTTCATATGGGCGTTTACTTATGTTTAGGACAACCTGTGTTTGGATTGACACATTTCGATTCATTGTCATTAGACCAGTTCGAGAAGGTGCATGATATTCATGACTACATGGCGAAAAATGGTCGTATTTTTTTATTTTTAGGAGAAGGGCAACATAAGATCAAGAAGAAGGCTGAGCAGTTGGCATGCGAGTTGGCGATACGCCAATTGTCGTCTTTGTATTGTTAGTACAACATGTGGACATAAATGTATAGCTTCAATATATAATTGAATCTATATATGCAATCGATACAACAAGGCTTTGAATTGGACCAGTTAAAACCGAAATTACCCGGAAAATCGAAAAAGAATGTGTGTATTATGGGATGCAAAAATGTAGAACAACCACAAAATAGAGAACGTGCAATACAAGAACAAGAACAAGAATCCGAAAAACAAGAAGAATCAGAATCCGAAAAACAAGAACCAAAAAAAAGGAAAAGGTTGATAGTGGACAAACGCCCGACCGCGCCAAGATTTGATCGTGCTGCATTATTAGCCGGATTGGAAGACGAATTACCCGTATGGGACGTCTATCATCAATTAAGTTCCAAAGTACCGACTTCAATATTAGAGCAATCATCACCTGTAGGAGAAAAAGAAGAAGAAATTGAAGTGAATGATTTGGAAGAATTGGAAAAATTGGATCTTGGGCGAAATGAAGAAGAAGAAGAAGAAGAAGAAGAAAAAGAAGAAAAACAGAAATGGGATAAAGAAAGAGAAAACATGAAAGATGTAGATCTAGACGAGATTGATCTAGACGACCTTGATGAAATGAAAGAAGAAGAAAAAGGAAAAGAAAAAGGAAAACAGAAAAAGAAGGTGGTCTTTTTGAAATCCGCCACGTATACAAATACAAATATTGGCGCCTTAGCTGCACGACTTCCGCCTCCATCAAAAATGAAGATGCGTATTTCGCCCCATTACATGACCAATCGCAAAATTTATGCAGAAAAACTCGCACAAATGTTTCGGCCTTATCGCGAAGAAATTCTCAAGAAAACCGAAAATATCACCTGTGATAATCTCTCCGAAATGAGCAAAAAATCATTCAATTTCGACCTGTTGTCCCATCAACGCATTGTACGCGATTACTTGAATTTGTACACCCCCTACAGGGGTTTGCTTCTGTATCACTCACTCGGTTCCGGCAAAACATGCACCAGTATTGGCATTGCAGAAGGAATGAAGAGCCAGAAGAAGATTATTCTCATGACTCCAGCTTCTCTCAAAGCCAATTTTTTCGGAGAACTCAAGAAATGTGGCGACGCCCTTTTCAGAAAGAACCAATTCTGGGAATTCATTTCGATTGCAGGAAAACCGGAAAATGTCGACCTCCTCTCCACTGCACTTGGTCTACCCCGCGAATACATTGAGTCAAACGGCGGAGCATGGCTCGTCAATGTGAAAAAGGCCTCTAATTACGCACAACTCATTGCACAAGACCAAGACGCAATCAACGCGCAATTGGACACGATGATTCGCGCCAAATATCACGACATTAATTACAACGGCATCAATCGCCGACTGTGGTCAAAAATGACGGAAGACGGCACCGTCAATCCATTCGATCACAGTGTTGTAATAATTGACGAAGCGCACAATTTCGTCAGCATGGTCGTCAATAAATTGAAGTCGAAAGATGCAATCAAGTATGAAATGTATCATGCGCTGATGGATGCACAAGATGTGCGCATTGTTCTCATTTCAGGCACGCCAATTATCAATTATCCAAATGAGATCGGCGTGCTTTTCAATATATTGCGCGGATACATCAAGACATGGACCTTCCAATTACAGCCACAAACAACGCAGAAAATAAATGAAGATTACTTGTTGGAGTTATTTGAAAAGAATGGATTGAGAACTGTCGATTATTTGCAATATAGCGGGAATTTGTTGACGATTACCAGAAACCCATTCGGGTTTATCAATGCGTATGATGAGAACAAAGGTAAAACAAAAGGCAAAGCAAAAGGCAAAGATACAAAAAAGAAAGCGGTAGTTTTCAAAGAAACCAAAGCAAAAGGAGGGAATAATGAAACAAAATCAAATCGAAAGACGAAAAAAAATAAATCGATGGTTCTCAACGAAGAGTCCGAAAAAACCCAAATAGGTGGAGAACATGAGAAAATCGAATATGATGGTGTGGTTCTCGATGAAACTGGAAATATCAGTGATGAAGATTTTGAAAATGCAATTATGCGAATTCTAACACGGGCCAATATACGAGCGGTTCGATCGAATGGCGGATTAAACCGGTTGAAATTATTGCCGGATGATTCCAAACAATTCTTGGAACTTTTCATACAGGGAGAAACCGGTGAAATGATGAATGTAGATGTCTTTAAACGCCGTATTCTTGGTCTCACGTCGTATTATCGAAGTTCTCAAGAACAATTACTGCCAATGTTCATCAAACCTGAATCATTGGATAGAGGAGATCCAAATAAAGGAGAACCAAATTATCATTTGGAAATTGTGGAAATGAGCGATTACCAATTCACGTATTATTACAAGATTCGCAAGGAAGAACGCGATAAAGACAAGGGTGCAAAAGTGGCGGGAAAGAAAAGGGCATTGGTGAAAGATGCGGTTGAACAAATTTCGTCGACTTATCGCGTGTTCTCGCGATCTGCGTGTAATTTCGCCTTTCCCGCGGAACAACAAAGACCCCTTCCAGATAAAGCCAAAGACAAGATCACTGCGAATGATATGGATGCCGTTTCTAAGAAACAATTGAAAGCAAATGCGGCGATAATTGGTGACGAAGACGACGATGTGGGTGATAGAGAAGATGGCGTGGAGAAAGAAGAATCAGACGAGCCCACTGGCGATTATCTGCAACGAATCCAGCAAGCCATGGATTTTTTGAGATATGATCCGCTGCATCCACGCCCGGAAGAATTCGTCACGGAAGAAGCGCTCGAACAATACAGTCCCAAATTCCTTCGTATTCTGCAAAATATCAAAGACCCGACCAATGAAGGTCTGCATTTGCTCTACAGTCAATTCCGCACCATCGAAGGGCTGGGTATTTTGCAACTCGTTTTTGAGGCAAATGGATACGCCAAATTCAGCATTGTCAAACAGGGAGAGGATTGGGTTCTCGATGAAAATCCGGAGGATGCAGGCAAACCCAAATTCGCGTTTTATACGGGTACGGAGACCGCCGAAGAAAAGGAGGTGGTTCTCAATATATACAATGGAACCTGGGAAAATGTGGGGGCCAGATTGTCTGCTCAATTACGAGCCATTTCACCCAATAATCATTTGGGCGAAATCATCAAAATTCTCATGATTACTGCATCGGGCGCAGAAGGCATCAACTTGCGAAACACGCGATTCGTCCATATCACCGAACCTTATTGGAATTTGGTGAGAACCGAACAAGTCATTGGCCGTGCAAGGCGTATCTGCAGCCACCAAGATCTTCCCGAAGAAATGCGCAATGTCAAGGTGTTTCTATACTTGACGACATTCACTGAGAAACAAAAGAAGGAAGACAAGAATTCCGAAATTATGTTGAGCGATATAAGCCGTCTCGACGGCAAGACGCCCATTACGACTGACGAGAACCTGTATGAAATCGCCGTGAAAAAAGACCAAATCAATTACCAGATATTGAAATCGATCAAAGAAACCTCGATTGATTGCTCAGTGTATGCCGGCACAGAGACCTCGATTCAAGAGAATCTGGTCTGTTATGGGTATGGCAAATTGGACGAATTGAATGAGAATGAATTTAGTACATTTCCAGCAGTAGATACGGACCGGGGCCAAATTCAAGCAACTGGGAAGGAAAGAGGTCAAACAGTTGAATGGGTCGCACGTCAAATATTGGATCCGGAAACAGGCATCCGGTATGCATTGAATGAAGATACGGGCGATATATATGATTTGAAAACGTATGAGATGGCCAAACGTGGCCAAACAGGCGAAGAAGCTGTCAAATTGACCCGTGTTGGAAAACTCATGGATGATGAAATTCAATTCTTATAAATCAGGGAAATAAGGTATATAGAAATTAACCGGCATTTTTCATCACATATAATTTGAATGCATTCGACAAACGGAAATGTCATGACCATAAAAACTGTACAGATCCAGCCTATCAAAAATATGATTACTGCAATCAAAGATATTCTGACGGATGCGACGATGACATTTACAAAGAATGGTCTCAAAATCATTAATTTCGACAAGACTCACACTATTCTTGTCAATGTTCTCTTACATGCAAGGAAATTCGAACTATATGATTGCGGTCCAGATAAAATCATTGTGTGTACCAACACGCTCCATCTATTCAAGGTCATTTCGTCCATGTCGAATGATGACACGCTCACTATTTTCATTGAAGACGATGATTATGACGACGGTGTTGTCTCGCATTTAGGGTTGCAATATGACAATGGCGACATCAAACAGTGTGCGAGACAGAAGCTGCGACTCATTGAGCCGGATACGGAAGAGTTGGTGGTGCCGGATGTCGAGTATTCAACAGTGATTAATTTGCCGACGACGGATTTCCAAAAGATCATTCGAGATATGAATGGAATTTCAGACAGGATCGAAATCAAGTCGGTGGGCAACGAGTTGATTTTTTCGTGTGAGGGGACATTTGCCAGTTCCAAGATTTTCCGCAAAGAGTCGGAAGACTGTATGAAATTCATTCATAAACCGGATGCGTCGGTCATTATTCAAGGCGAGTTCTCATTGAAAAGTCTGGGGCATTTCATCAAATGCACGCCATTGTGCGCGAATTTAGAAATTTATTTGGGAAATGATCTGCCGTTGATTGTGAAATATGATGTTGCGTCGTTGGGCGAAATCCGACTATGTTTGTCGCCATTGCCACCTTCTTAGACTTCTTAGAATATATAATATAATATTATAATATTATAATATTATTATATAATGCGACGTGCAAGTGAGTTAAATAGAGATGATATAGGGAAAGTTTTTATGATATTTGAAAATGACCCGAATCATCATAATCGGATGTTTATTCTTGAAAGTATTGACCCAATACAAGTGAAATATGCCAATTATGATGACACGTTAAGTCATGTGCAAGCATTAGATCAAGCGTCGTTGTCTAGAGAAATTGTACAAATACCAATATCAGCAAATCTAATAAATGAGTTAAGGAAATACACACCAGGTGGTCTTAACTATTTCGAAGTAGAAGCTGCAAAAGAAAGAAAATTAAAAGAAAGTTCAGGTGGCGCAAAAAAAACTTTGAAAAAGAAGAGAAAATATAAAAAAAGAATATAATTACAAAGTCCAAGTGTGTAAACCTTTTCACCTTTCAAACGCCGATTATATAGGATAATTCAACTGAAGGTTGAATTATCTGTATATAAAAGGTGATTTATCGGTGAAAAGTAACAGTTGCCTAATTACATTAAAAGATGCCGACCACAAGGGTCGGCATTTGAAATGTAAAAAGGTCTAAAAAATGCATTGTATGTGAAAATGCATTTTTGTTTGGTTTTCGATGTTCAGAAACAACCCATTTGAATTGAACCCATTTCAATTCAGCATAGTACGCAAAAACCGCTGCTGTTGATAGTACTTTACAACAGATGCGGCATATAAACATCCGGACGACGCATTTCCAATCATACCAACTGTAGGATGTATGGAAAAATAGTTGGACGCGCGGTTAGAGAGCAAAAGGATCGCAGACGCCAGCCAAAACATCTGCTGCGATTGAATCAATCCCAAGGCAACTCCTGCATGCGCCATATTTCCACACCTACTTGACATTCTATATAACGATGTTGGAAAACCCGTGAAATAAACCTGTAGTATCAGCATCAGCATATTCTATAGATATAGAATTGTGTTTATGTATGTTGAAATATAATGTAAAGATATACAAAATAAAATGGATGAACAACAAAGCATATTCGAACAAAAACGCGCAACCATTATGAATGATTTTGAAACTTCTGGAAATTCAAATGCCGCTCAGCTCGCCCTCCTCGATTTTCTCGAACAACTTCTGCCGACCGTCGACGAAATCGTCTTGAAAACACCCCTACAGGGATCTCTCGATTTCGCCATTCTCAGTGAATGCAAATTCGACAATATTTCGGGCATTGTGTTGCATCCGGGGCAGGTCACGCAGATCACGAATTTGCCGAGAACCATCACCCGATTGCATGTTGCAGATAATTTGCTACAAGATTTAGCCGAATTACCGGATTCGCTGGTAGATCTGGACGCGAAAAACAATGGATTCAGAGCGCTGGATTTGTCTTATCTCCGCCATTTGAAATCTGTACATGTTTCGGAAAACGAATTGCGAGAACTCAAATTGCCGCAATCCGTTGAAACCGTCCATTGCGAGAACAATCAATTGGTCGAGCTGGATTTGGCAGGTCTCGACCATTTGCGAACCCTGCATTGTTCAGGGAATCCCGTGTTGGTCATTCGCAATGCGGCATCGCAAACCCAGATTCATATGGAAAACAATCCCGTGTCGGAAATTCAACGCCAATTATCAAAAGAAAAAGAAAGACGAAAGGGAAACTCGTCGAAAGACAAAGACAGTTCTGCGATTCAAATCGATCTTCATGTCGCAATCGAAACGTATATGGAGAAAAAGAATCAATACGAGTCCAAACTCAAAGAGCTTCTTTGGAAAAACGCCGTTTCGATGAGTGATGCAAATATGAAACGGTCCGACCGTAGAGCGAATTTGCGCCAACTTCGCATGCTTGCGCCCTGTATTAAATGCGCGCGGCCAGTGACTACGGTTTTTTCCAACAGGGATCGTATTTACCGGGCCAAATGCGGGGATCCGAAACATCCGTGCGAATTGGACGTGGAAATTCATGCAGGGTTCTATCAAGATTTGGGTTACGGACTTCAACTCGTGCGCGAAGAAACGGAAGAAACGAAACAGAAGATGATTCAATTGAAAATGGATTCGGTTTTCAATTACAAAACAGAGAAACAGGCGTTGGCTCAATCGGAGGAATATAAAAAGAATTATGAGCTGGATGTATGGAGTCTAGAAAATGTGAAGCAAAAATACGAGGATCTTCAAATGTCGGAAGAGCGCAAAGATCATGTGGCCAAGTTACAGAAACACATTTATGCAATAGAAGCGCAAATTCATCAGATCTTGGAAGCGAAGAGAACCAGTTCAGTTTCATCGATCGCCATGTCGGAAGAAGCGCGATTGACACAAGATGCGATGGATTTGTATGTCAATGAATTGATGCCAACTCACCAGGAATTACAGAGAACCGTTTATGAATGGATGGAAGTGGAATGCCGAGGCATTGACGAATATCATTTGATCGAGAAACACAGTAAGTTGATGAAACGGGATGACGTGTTGGAAGATGGCAAAGTGGTTCGATATACATGGTAGATAAAAAAATATACTTATTACATTACATTATAAACGGTGTAAATCAAATAAAAATACATTCATACTCATTATATATAATGCCTTCTCTGGATATTGACTTTCTAAAAAGTCTGCACGCAGATTATACAAAATATACCTGTTTTATTGAAACGGGCACATTAGAAGGAAAAACAACCATGGCCATGGAACCTCATTTCCGCATATTGTATACCATCGAATACAGTGAAAAATTTCACGCCATTGCGAAAAGCAATTATCACGGAAACATTATAAATTTTTTGCAGGGAGATAGTAGTGTTGTATTTGAAACATTACTACCGCAGATAAATGAGCCGACCATATTTTTTCTAGACGGACATCATAGCGGAGGAGAAACCGGAAAAAGCGCAAAGGACTGCCCATTGGTAGAAGAAATCACGCATATACGCCAGTTATATACACCCGAAGGAATCATTATCATCGACGATTACCGGCTCTTCGGCAAACATCAGGACCATGATTGGACAGATATTACCAAAGAATCACTGTTGGAAATACTCGGAGATCGTGTAACAGATGTCTATCATTTGGAAAGCGAGGCTGCTCCGGATGATCGACTCATTATTCATATTTCTGCACTTAGTGCATAGGTGTAAAACCAATGATTGTTTATTGATTTTTTTATTTGACTCTTTTTGTTTTTTTTTGATTCTTTTTTTTACTGCCTCCAACAGGTTGGGTCTTTGATTTTCTTTTTTTTGATTCTTTTCTTTTTCGTCCTCCCCAAAATTTAAATTTATTAATAAATCCGAATATCCCGGATTGCGGTAATTGTTGTTTCATACTTTCAATCTCTTTTTTCAACGAATCAATTCCTTTTTGCTTTTCCTCTTCTAGTGATTGAAAATCTGACTGCATTTTTTTGATTTCGTCTTGATTTTTTAATCGTAACTCTTTTAATTCTGACTCTTTTTGTTCTATTTCTTTTTCTTTTTGCGTTATTTGGGTATTTAAATCTGTGATTTGTTCCGGTGTAAGAGACGGGGTCTGGGTCTGTTGTTCTGGTGCGACGATCGGTGCTGCTGTTTCCAATAATTTTATTTCATTTGATGGTTGTGGTTGATTTTGCATAATATATAATAACACATATTATATATTTTGTCTTGTTGTTATGACTTATAATTATATCTAAATGTCTAACGCAATTGTATTTTTCTCGGATCCACCTTTTCGTCTTCTGGATTTTTTGGGCGCAGTACCGCTCATGTCTAATTCTTTCAAACTTGAAACGGAAATCATGGAATCGTCGCCATAATCACTCTTTGCATCTGAAGAAGATGCATGAATATCTACTGTGCGCGTTTTTAATCCCGACAATATATTTTCAATGTCTGTATTCTGAGGTCCGCGCATTTCAGGACGTTGTTGTGGTTGTGGTTGTTGTTGCGTAGCAGTAGCAGAAGACATTGCAGAAGACATCGAAGGTTTATTTGGGTTTTCATATTGGTTTGAAATGTCCATACCTCCCTGGTTCATCATTGCGCCTCTTGCCATGGATATATCAGGTCTCTGATTCTGTGTATTTGTAGGAACGGCAGGAGGTCGTCGCATATTGGGGAGATCCCTTGTATCGACAGGTGCGGGCGGGGGTCCCATTCTTTGAATATTATTCATCCCTTGCATCCCTTGCATCCCTTGCATCCCTTGCATCCCTTGACTTGAAAAATTCATGCTCGGCCCTTGGCCTTGCTCATTGAACAAGTTATTCGCCATTGCAAATCCCGGCGAATTCTGCGACATCACATTTGCAGTCGCCGATGTAAACATGCGCATAATCTCCGGATTTTGCTTGGCAATATCCGCAAATCCAGGCGCAGCCGTCGAAAGCGCCTTGTTGGTGAAATTCACCATGGCAGCACTGAACCCCAATCTCAACAACAGCGACAATTCCGGCGCCAATTTACCGCCCTTGTATTTATCATACAATTCCGTGAATATCTCTTCATACGAGTCAATGTCCTCGCTCACTTGTTCTCCCCATCCGTCTAAATTAATATCAAATGGATTGAATGCCGAGTTTGCATATTCCAGCGAATTAATCGCCGTCATAAACCACCATCCCTGTAACTTCACACTGTCTTTTTTCCTCTTGTCCTCCAAAGCCGTCTCGTATTCGTCTTCCACCTCCTCAAAAGACGACTCCATTGTGAAATTCGAATTGTGTTTGATCTGACCCTTCTCGTACCATTCTTCCAATTTCTTCAACATGGCACGCTTCTTCCTCCTCTTTTCGCGCTCGTCCATTTGCGGTCGGACCGTATTCATCGGTACATCACTTGTCATTTTAGTGAACCCGTCCCATGTGCGGTTGTTGCCCATGCTATTTACGGTTGCTTGTCCAACATTGGATTCGTTCTGTTTGTCTTTTTCTTTCTCTTTCTCTTTGTCTTTGTCTCCTCCGAAACCAAAGAAATTCGCAAACCCGGAACCAATATTTCCTAAATTCAGCGATTTGGTGGATCCGTTGTCTCCTGACGACGAGGCAGACAATTCATTCAGTTCATTTTCCAGTTTGTCCAATTCGCCTAAATCAATATTCATTGGACCGCTCGACGATTTCTTCTTTTCATTCATCAAGAGTTCAATGCCCGGTCCAAGAGATGATCCGGATTCACCGAATCCACGGTTTTCACCAGTATTGGAATCAAAATCTAGATTAATAGAGATCGGCTCCAAATCGCTTAATGAAATATCGATTGCTTCCATTATTTTAAATATATAATCTTTATTTCTAAGTTCTCCGCACTTTTATTTTTATTTTTATATTTTTATTTTTATTTTCATTTCCATTTGATCATAATGAACAAATTATTTAGAAAATTACTTGAAACAAATATAGATAGTGTTATGAAATTCACACGGATCATAAAACAAATATTTTCAAAAGAATTACCTAAACCGATCGGTAGGTGGCGAATAGAACAATGTAATAAAAAAATGAACTCTAAAATCGATCTATCAAATGAAGATCATTGTGGTCCATGTGGACAATATGCTCTAACCAAAATAGAATTTGCCTCTGCCTCTGCCTCCTCTCACTCCGCATCTGCCTCCACATCTGCATGCGCATCCGAAAATGAAAATAAAAAAGACATGTATATAAAAACCAATGAATAATACGTCAAGTTATTTACCTTACACAGCAACATCATTGTCTGTGATCGGAAGAGTTATTTTTATGTTTCTTTTATATAAAAATAAGAGCACAAATTCATTATCCTTACTATTTTGTATGTTAAACATTACTTCCTCTAGCATGTGGATATGTTATAGTGTAATGAACAAGGATATGCCAATGATTGTCCGTTCTTCCACTGAAATCGCATTATTGACCATTTCATCCATCTATATTATTAGAAACAAAGTCATTGAATACAACAACAATAGATCCGTACTCCCATCATAGTAAAAAAGTCATGGGAAACACCATATAAAAATATAGAACCAGAATACAACATACGTAATGGAAGATAAAACAATAACAGAAACCGTATCCAAATATACCAAAAATCCCCTGTTGGAAAATATTCTCTATATCAATCTCGATTATCGCCATGATCGCCGAGAACATACCGAAAAAGAGTTTCAGAAAATCTCTCATCATATCCATCCGGACGCAGAACCAACAGGGAAAATGAATATCACTCGGATCAGCGCGACAGCGACGAAAAATGGCGCTGTAGGATGTTCGCTGAGTCATATTCGCTGCCTGGAACACGCCAAGAAGAACGGCTGGCCCTATGTGTTTGTGTGCGAAGACGACATTACCTTTATGAATCCGGCCCTATTTTTGGAAAAACTGGCCGAGTTCTCGAATTCGGATATATTCAAACATGCAGAATGGGATGTGTTGGTCATTGCCGGGAATACGGCCCCGCCTTTCGGTGAGTCGACCTCGTTCTGTATCCGCACGTATAATGTGCAGTCGACCACTGGGTATATTGTCCAACAGGGATATTATGACGTGTTGTTGGCGAATTATAGGGAGGGCGTGCGGAAATTGATGGCGGAGCCGGATAATAAGCGCGAGTATGCGATCGATATGTATTGGAAGCGGTTGCAGCAGCTGGGTGGGCGGTGGTATACATTAATACCGCTTTCGGTGTATCAATATGCGTCGTATAGCGATGTGGAGAACCGCGAGGTAGATTACAAGAATCTCATGTTGGATCTGAACAAACCGTGGTTGCAGGCGAATATGCAGAGTGCAATGCGTTCAAATGCTGCTTCGCAACCGCGGCAAAAGAACGGGCAAATGCCTCTTCAGTTTATATGATTCTATACGTGATCTTATTCTGAGGTTAAAACGCATTTGGCAAATCATAAAAATTGGAATTTCCGTAAAATAGAAATGAGAACAGTTTTTGAAAAACCCCAATTTCAACTCCATTATCACTACCTCTTGCTGTACGAATATTTTCACCCTGTGTTATGTTGGACATTACTGGTAATGCACATGAAAATTGTTTTTGTAACTGGCGCATATAAATAGGCAGATTATTATCTTTATTCAATACTTTATTGAAATCTTGATAATAATCTAATATAGGTATATCGTCTTTATGGGAGAATTTTAATTGGCATCTTAAATTATCTTGTTTTTCATTCATAGCTCCTACATGGATTAAATTTGCATTGAACATAATAATGTCACCAGGATTACACGGTAAATGAATTACTTTATTTGTTATATTCACATTGAATGAATTTTTATCCAAATGGCTGGTTGGAATAACTCCCAAACATTTTTCCATTGGTTCTAAGTATACCAATATTGTATAAGAAGGGTATTTTTGACCTTTATTAAAAAAATCCCCGTTATTGTCTCTATGACATGTATGAACTACTGATTTCTGTATAATCCATATGTAGTCTTGAAATATATAGTCGGGACTGGCTTTCTGTAAACATACCTGTTGCAACTTTTTATTTTGTAACAAATATTCTTTTGTTTTTTCATAATTTTTATTTATGCAAAGATCTTTTAATTTATTTATTTCTTGCGAATTAAATACATTTGATATAACTACTACACCATCCTCTTTTAATGAATATTTGGTTTCATGATCGATGGTTTCATCATAGGTGACTGAATTATAAATTATAAATGCAAGTAGTATAACAAATAGTACACATACTAAAAAAACGAGTTTACTATTTTTTTTCATATTTTATATATAAAAATATTAAAATAAACATATAGAAAATACATTACAAAATAAAGAAAATTAACATGGATAAAAGTTCACTTTTAAAAGCATTCAACCAACATTTCTTCGAATTCCTCGACGACATCATTCGCATTTATCCCGAAAACAAGGACATTACGGACGGCAGAACCACCTTTGAATTTTTCAAGAAAGCGAATCCGACCTCAATTGTAAAGGCGTGGCATCAATTCGTGACATTGAAATATGAGACGACGATCGAAAATGGCAACATCGACTATTTCTTGGAAAAGGATTACAAGGACGATCTGAATCATATGGGAAATGCGAATGAAGTCATGGAAATCGTCGACCGATTACGCGTGCCGATGCGGTCGATGACGCAAGAAAGCAAGGCCTCTAGTCTAAAATATCTGCAAAATCTGTGTAAATTGTCCAAGATGTACAGTGCAATATCGAAATAGATAGGCACCACTTTATCCCCGCATAAAGATTATATATATATCACCCATAATTAAGCAACACCGATAATAAAAATAAAAAATGAAAAAATAATAACATAGTTTCACGATGATAATCGACAAATGAGCATGTGAATCGGCATCCGTAAAAAATGGCCCATATAGGAAAGGAACATATTCTGTAGGAAAATACATCTTGTCATTCATCAACATCGTCGCATTATATTTCGCTCTGCACATGGGACAACTCTTGGAATGCGAGAACACATATTTGAAAATGCATTTATTGCAAAATGCATGTTTACACCGCGTAATGGCGACAGTTTCCATTTGAAGGGGGTCGAAACAGATTGAGCATTCGTCGTTTGCGTCAATTCTTGCGCGTTTTTCCAACAGGGTCAATTCATCGGCGATTGCTTGCAGCCCGGGGATCGTCTTTTTCTTGGTCGTGTACTTGATGTGGTATTTTCGAGCCAATTGACGCAAATCCCTGTTGGAGAGTGTGGAAGATATATGGAAAATGAGGTTGGATTGATTTTGTAGTTGCATATTTTGCAATATATGATTATTTTTATTTTGTATTTTATATATAAGAATAAGAATGTCAAACGTAGAAATAAAACAAAGAGAAAAAAAGATAATTCAATTTCCCAGAGTAACACTGCTGTCTCAACCACATGAAGAAGCTACGGATCCATTTTTTTCACAAAATGCAGTTTCATTGTTCACTACTCCACAAACATCACCAGTTGATTCTGCGGAATCCGCAGAATTCTCTCTTCGTTCAGAAGATTATTTTGGTGAAACAGCAACTTTAATCTTTGATGGTTATAAGATAAATAAAATAGTTTCGCAATTATTGGTAAAAATTTCTTATCCCGTTTATGTTGACTTATTCAAAAAACTAAACGGACAACATAATGAATATTTTATATATGAATTTTTGTGTGCAATTGTAAAAGTGTACAAGACGTTTTCAGAAAAAGTTCACTTTTTTGAATTGAAGTCATTTACAAGATTTTTAAATTTAGATGAAGATGAAACAAAAGCATTTATTTATTATGTCGATAGAATAGTAATCGAATTAATAAACCCAAATATACCAGGTGATATTCAAGTAATAATAAATAAATTACAAGAAATTCATGATCAAAAAAATATGGAGTTAGAAGGTATGGTTGATTTTGAATCTGAGAGATCTAGAGAATTAATACAACAATTGCAAGGTATAGATAGACGAATCGATTATTATCAAAATCAGTTGAAACAATCAAATGAAAATGTACCCTATACATTTTTGAGTACATTAGGAACTATTTTCGGAGGAAAGAAAAATACAAAAAGAAGGATAAAAAATAAAAAAAGGAGAACATCCAAGAAAAAATAAAAAAAGGAGAACATCCAAGAAAAAATAAAAAAAGGAGAACATCCAAGAAAAAATAAAAAGAATTGATCTTTGCCTTTCTGGTAAATATCAATCAAGCAATTCCGAATTTGTTTTTCAACAGGGTCGATTTCGATGGCCCCTGTTGTTTCTCGCTCTGGCGTTTCACTTTATATACTCCTGTATTGACTGTCGCCGTCGAATGATTCGTTATATTTTTGGTCCCTCCATATACATTCAAAATGAAATCATCATTATCTTCATGTAACTCGGGCAATATTCTCGTCATTGGTTTGTCAATCACTGCCAACATATGCTCTGTTTTCAATAATTTACGATATTCCTGTATCGATAAATTCCCGTAAAACTTTTCCAACAGGTAATGTGGATTCGGTGCCGGTTTGATATTCCGTTTGAATCCGTATACTTTGCCATAAATATGGTTCAACAAGTGATATCTCTCAAACTTGGTCGAATCATCGATGTTCTCATTCATCAAATATCCAACCGCGCATTCTGGACGACAGAAGGATCCGTAAGCGTTAATATTATCATTGGTAGTGTTTTTCGGTATATAACAGGCCGGATTGTCGAATTCGCAAGTGCACCAGAAACATGCCGATTTTTTATCGGTCATGTTGTTCTTGTACAATTGAATGCGCAACTGTTTGAGTTTGGTATAAATGTCTTTTATATGGATGTCTTCTTCCTCTTTTTCTTTTTCTTTCGTATTTTGATTGGGTTCCAGAAAATTCTTCTGGTTCTCGTATGTATGTGAAGTAGGGACCGCGTATGCATATTTATTATTATCTTGTTGTATATGGACGTTCTTTTTATCATAGACTGAAAATGTATGAGAACATGTGTTCTCATTGTAGGTCATAATCTCGGGAGGAACCGATGGATTGTAAATGAGCGGATCTGTTATAATTTCATTCATGTGTTCATCATCGAGATCTTTGAGAGAACACTTTAAATGCAAAATAATATTGGGAAGTTCCGGTGATGTTTGCTGTTCTTCTATTTGCATAGTGATTATTTTTCCGCCTTTTGGCTTTCTTCCGCGTTTCGTATCTTCTTTTTTTTCATCTTTTTCCTTTTTTGGTTTTTCCTTTTTCTGTTTTTCTTTTTTTGGTTCTTCTTTTTCCTTTTTTTCCTTTTTTGGAGTTTTTATTTGATCTTTTTCTTTTTTTGGTTCTTTTGGTTCTTTTGGTTCTTTTGGTTCTTTTGATTCTTTTGGTTCTTTTGGTTCTTTTGGTTCTTTTGGTTCTTTTGGTTCTTTTGGTTCTTTTGGTTCTTTTGGTGACAGAGTTTTTGGTTTTTTCTCTTCTATGATTTTACAATCCATATAATACAACCTTTTCAATAATATTTCTATGTCATTTCAAAATATTGATTTTTCTTTCTTTTTCTTACATGGGAAATCTAATATTTAATGATCCAATTCACTCCAATATTAAACGGCCGATTATCATACGGCTGATTTAAATTTCCAGACACGTTATTGTTTGTATTCGTAATCGACGGTGTTGTAATTAATGCTCCGCCATTCGTGAATACAGTTCCGGCGACATATCTGTATGGATTTACTGCTCCTTGGCTTACTGAAATATATGCATCTTCAAACGTATGTGTGTGGGTTCCTATCGCAGGTTCTTGAAAAGAATTTAATTCAGGACCCGTATATTGACCATTTATAGACTGATAATTTGTATTTTCATTGGTATATGCACCTCGTAGAAATGTGCCTCTTAAATCCGGTACACAAAATCGATCATATGTATTAGTTAACGGATCATAATTTCCAGCATTTCCGTAATTGTATCCAATGATATTAAATAAGTTGGTATAACTCGATATAGGATAGTCTTTCCCATCACAATAAAACCAGCCAGAAGGAACTCCAGCGTTATTATTATTTACATTTATCATTCCCATGAAAGCAATAATCGATCCAACAGGGGTTAATACACTTTGACTGTTGAATAGTATTTGAGAACCAGATGATAAATTCAAATTTTGATTGATAGTTATATTTCCACCAATTTGCGCATTTCCGCTAATATTCGTATCTCCATTTACATCGAGAGCCACTTGTGGAGTAGTGGTATTGATTCCGATATTCCCACCAATATTTGTATTGTATGCATTATTTATACCAATTGTCGGATCCATTACCCATACATTTTCTTTACTTCGCAAAATATCTACAATTGGAATATGATTCGATCTTACAGTGAAAAATTCATTCGTTTGGTTCCTGTAATAGTTGTTGGAATTTACTGCGTTTGATTTTCTTGGAATCATTGTCTATAATGATTCTTTATAATAAAAATGGAAAAAGCCACGTGTAAAAGATTATTTTATTTGCGAGAACGTCGAGTTTTTCTTCCGTATTTACAATACTGTTTTTGCGAAAATCCGCGTGGTCTCCTACAATTAATAGACTTCTTGTATTTGGCAGACCATTTTCTTGTTTTGTTCATATATTTTTTGTGGTATTTTTATTGTGCTAAAGGGGAAAACAGAAAATGGGAAAACAGAAAATGGGAAAACAGAAAATGGAAAAATGGAAAAATGGAAAAATGGAAAAATGGAAAAATGGAAAAATGGAAAAATGGAAAAATGGAAAAATGGAAAAATGGAAAAATGGAAAAATGGAAAAATGGAAAAATGG